GCGGCATATACGGCAGCGGTGGGTGCTTCCACAGGTGCGGATGCGAACAGCCACAAGTGGTAGCCACGGCGAGTGCGTTCAACCCACGTGCGAACATTCTTGACTGCCAACGCCGTTTGCAGATTGCGTACAGCATCCAAGTCTGGTACGTCAATGTCGGAACATCCCCAACGAGTCATGTTGTCATCCGTGACAGGGTAGATGCCGATGCCCTCATCGCCCATGAGGTGACCCATGAACGATGCTTGCGTCACTTTGACTTTGACACAGCCACCTTCCCACGAACCGTGGGCATCAGTGCGTCCAGAAAACAGGTCAATGAACTTAGAAAGGGGCATGGTTGACACGCTCCAAATGTTGCGCTGGCAACTCGGCGTTACGCAACGCACGCAAACGACCAGTGTGCAAATCAAGTTCGTAGTCAACATCATCAACAAGCGAACCACCGGGACGCTTGTTCTTCAACAACGACAAGGTGACAGTGAACTCGTGGATGGTCAACAGGTAACGCAACTCTTCCAATCGTTCCTGTGCACGTTCGGAATGTGAACGGTCAAGTTTCTCAACTATCTCATTCATCTCCGACATGATTTGAAACTTCTTGCGACGCACACCAATGATGCTTGTCGCCTGCTGTTCACCACCGTACGAACCTGACGACATCGTAAGTTTCGCACCGTCCGCACCTGCGGTGCGTGAAGTTTGATGCAACACAAGCAACGGCACATCATGCCTACGACCAAACGATTTGAGGAACGTTGCCTTATCGGGAACTGTTTCTCCTGCGTTCACAAGGTCGAGATAGTCAACGACTACCAGTTCAGGTGACTGACCCCAAACATCGCACAGTTCGTGGTATGCCCGTTCCATGTCGGAAGCCGACAAAGGTTGGTCAAACACAGCGAGGTTAGGGAAATGTTCTTCTGCTGTTGAACGCATCAAGTTGATGGCATCTTTGTCATCTGCTGCGATGCGTGCTTCCAACTCACGGGCAGGTATCCCGTAATGGATGCAAGTCAATTTGGTGAGAACCAACTGTCGTGGCTCATCAGGAATAAACAGGGCGACATGCTTGTCGTGGTTGTGTCGCAACATGTGAAGCAACGCAAGGGTCTTACCACCGTGAGCGAAACCAATCATCATCGCTAATTCCCCGGGTGCTATGCCACGCATCTCTTCATCAATGAGAGGCACACCAAGGTGTACCCGTTCATGTGTTGCTTGCGCCCAACGAACAAACGAGTCTGTCGCATCGGCAAGAGGTTCATACATTCTGTAAACGGTCGGCTGTTCCACCACCACAGCAGGAGACGGGGGTGTCTCCTGTGTGGCGATGTCCCAACGCGCCGCTAATTCTGCGGCGCTGATTCTCACGAACGAGCCTTACCTTTTGGTTCCCAGTAAGCCTTGTCAGCACCAACTGCTTTGAACCAAGGGCGCTTCGGGTTCTCTGACAACTGGTTACGGTTGTCAAACACTCGGCTCACACCGTCACGTTTACAGGCAGCCAGAAGCCATGCTGGAAGTTCGCCGTGCTGTTCACCTTGAACGTTTACGGTGAAACCCTGCGAAGAGCCAGATGTTTCTGTTGATGTTGGAAATGCTTGCTTGACCATCTTGATGACATCGGCGCTGTCCGCTTTCGCAGACAGACGGTTATCAATGGAGTCAAACACCATTTCGGTGACAAGAGACAACAACACACCGAAACGGTCTGCTGTCACCTGCGTGTCTTCGTCTTTTGTGGTTAGGTCTGCAGCAATTTTTGCGCAGACTTGGCTGATGATTTGAATTTCCTTGTTATCCATTATTCGTCTCCCGACATGTTGTCTTTGCTTTGGATGTGAACACCTTTGCATACCGACCACCAAGGACACCAGCGTTCGGAACACAGGAAGTGTTGGTCATTTTTCAACCAAGGGCGATTCCACTCGCCATTGGTTTCTCGCATTGCGAGCGCCAACCTGACCAAGGTTGTCGCCTGTTCTGTCACCCACATTGTGTGGGCGCTGTTGCGCTTGATGCGAAGTATTTGGCTGTCGCCTTTCATGTTGCGAATCATAACACCGAAGTTGAAGGGGATGCTTCCATCCACATCAATTTCTGATTCGCCTGACTGTAAAGCGTAGCCAGAGTAAATGCTTGCCTGAATTGATTGGGTTTGTTTTTCCAACAGCGAATATTTACGGGCTGCCGTTTTCCAATCCCATACGCCTGACGGATGAATGTAATCCATCGTGCCCTCAAACCAGATGGCGTAATCGTCCACCATCGCATTTGAGAAGTACTCAAACTTGTGTTCGGTTTTGCCACCCAAAGGAACTTCGGGAAGCACCCCTGACACGAACGAGTTAGTCATTGACCTAACCAAATCTTCCCAAGTGGAAGGGTCGGTGTTGGTCACTTTCACATTCTCGTTCTCCTGAATGTACTTCAACCTTGCGACGGACACATAATGTCCGTCTTTCGGGTCAATCGTGCCCTTCATGATGGCTTCAATACCTGCGTGCACAGCCGTACCCATTACTGCTGAATCGTTGGTTGTGCGAAACTCGGGCGACACCATCATGCGACGTCCCCTTTCCGTACACAGCAGCGCATCACTCAGCCATGACTGGCGTATGAAGATGCGTTTGGTTTCTTCATCTATTCTCATTTGTTTCTCCCTTGTGCTTGAAGCACCACCAACCTTACAGGTTGTGGTGCGTACTGTTTAGGCTTTTTCACTGGCTCTACCCCCCCTTACCCCCCCACGATAGCAGGTGGGTCACACCACTTGTGTACTGAATCACAGAAATCTTTTGGCATCGCCCAAGGCTTCCAACCATTGCCATCGTTGTGTACGACAGAGTAGTTGAAGATTTCAAGCGCCGACAACAGATTCATCAACGGGTTGTATAGGTCATCGCAAGATGACACAACCTGTTGTGTTTGTAGGTATCCAAGTGGATAATAACGGGATGGTTTACACCAGAAACCGTTGATTTGTGTAAGCCCATGCGACCCCCCGTGGGGGTCTTTGGTGTAGTGAACATGGGGCAAACATCTGGACTCACGCCAGATGACATAATCCAACTCATCTAAATCTTCCACAGCCCAACCCAACGAATACCCCAACGCCACAGCGTCAGGGCACACGAAACGTGTTAGCGAAAGTGCTAACACATTGTCGGTTGTTGGTGGGGCTACGGTTGACAAAGTTGGTTCATACCAACTTGCGTAAACAGGTGGGGCAACTAGACGTGGTGGTGGCGCAAGAGCCGGGGCGATTGACGCCCCGACCCATACGAACCCGCAAAGGGCCAACAGCACCATCACACGCCTACGAATGTAAGTCGTGCGCTTCGGCATCAGCCACCTCTTTGTCTACAATCTCAGTCAAGATTCGCTCAAAATGTAATTTGGTGTGAGTCAAAATCTGGTACTCACCCAACACATCAGCAGCACGATAAGTGCCACGAACCCTGTCCAATTTTTTGCCTACTTGGTCTGCGCCAATGCTCAACGACTTTACGATTGTCCGTATTTCGTCAAGCGATAACGATAGTTTCACGCTGTAATTCCCAGCCATTTGCTTTCCTCAACTTCCTTGATAGGTGAATGGACAACACGACACCACCCCAGATTCCAACGGAATCGGTGCGACACGCATACTCCAAACATTCGGATTTGATTGGGCATGGCACACAATACTTGCGTGCTTCGGCCAACTTCTTCTTGGTTATTTTAGGTACTCTACCTGTGTTGGTGGCAGGCTCAGGAAAAAATGTGTCGGGTGGAGCATCAACACATTTAGCCTTAGAGAAATCTGGTCGCTTGTCAACCACCACTCTCCAATCCGATTTCATACTTCACCCCACATGTTCTGTTCATCGGGTTGAATGCCGAAGAACTTTTCGGCATGAGCAGCCGAACAATTCCACCATGTCATGCGAGCCATCACACTGAACGGTGCGTTGCTGTCATCAACACACACATCAAGAACGATAGTGAACTCGTTTGGTCCAGTCTTGTGAAAGTTTATCAACTCCACAAGTTTCCCGAACGGAGTGTCCGAAAACAGATGAGTAGACAGTTCCCTGTCGCCCCACTTGAACGCTGATTGATACGTCATTATTTTTCTCCTTTGTTTGTTTCTGTTACCGTAACCAAAAACCCGTCACGCTTCAAACGATAACGGATTCGTGCTGCTTCTGCTTCTAACTTGCGAGCATGTTTCAACGCTCGCTCATGTTTTGTTCCATTGCCAGACGCAACGAACGCCTTGAACTCCGTTTCGGAATACAGGTACGTCATTCCCCCTTGCTGCCCGCCACGAATAGCGACAGGGTGAGGGAACTTTGGGTTCGTTGCACGCATCAGTTCCATGTACTTGCGAGTCCACTTGGGGAACTTTTCGGACAACTCGTTCATCGTGAACCAGTCGCCGTGGTTACAGTCAGGTGAAACTATGAAAATATGTTTCATCTTTGCTTCCTTCAACGCTTCTGTCCACGTTTGGATTGTGTTGTTTATAACAGTTGTTTTCTTCATTTGATTTTCTCCATGTTGGTTGTTTTGGTTGAATGAACCAACGCATTATTACACGTTGGTGGTATTTCTATTTTAACAAACAGAGTCACACGGTTATCACACCGTGGACACTGCCATACTGTCCCCGTCCTAGAAAAGCGACGGGACTTCTTTGACATTCGTATCACCACCTTTCACTAACTGAACTGTCTCAGGCGCATACGACATGTAATAGCCCATTGGCCATTCACAACAGTCGCTTGCGTGCCCTGCTTCTGACGGCACAGGGTCAGACCCACAATACAAACAGCAATCACAACTAGGGCAATGAGTGGCCGGTATGTCGTCGTGGTCAAGGAAGAAATCGGCACCACAACGAGCACAAGTAGCCGTGTAAGTTGAGTCGTTGTAAGGCTTGTAAATCTTATCCCAACGAGTAATCAACTCCTCAGCCGAATCGTAGTACTTCATCTCCGAAGTCGGGTCATCTTCCCACATGGTGTCATCTTGTGCCCCGTTCATGGCGAGCATAGACTCGGCAATCTCGTAAGCATGATGCTGTAACTCCATGTCCAAAACTTCCTGTAAAGAAGTTCCACGTCGCACAACATTTTTGGTTGCGCCCTCCGTGTAGTTGGCAGGGTTGTATGAGTAGCCTGAATCCATACTGTAAATAGTTGAGTAATCCCAACCACCTGAATACATTCGTGTTGTGCTACGAGCATACTTGTATGAATTGTTGGAGAACCATACGCCCTCGTTGTCGTCCTTACCCCAGTCACCGTCTTCCATGTTGGCGATTACATAACGCCACTTGGAAGCAGGATTCACAGTAAGGAATACCAACTTGGAACCAGCAGCCCACTTCTCCAACTCCGTCAAAGAACCTTTGCCGTTGAGAAATGCGATACCACCACGCTTAGGTAGAAGCGTCTCAGCAAAGATACGAGTATCTGAACGAGTGTCACCCTTAGGTTGTGGAACAGGAAGCATACCGTTGTGCGCAACGACAGACAGACTGTCTTTGCCAACATAGAACGGGTGGCAGTTCTCCAAATCCGTAGCACCATGTGTGGTGATACGGAGATGAAACAAAGCATCACCGTTGTACGAACTACGAGCAGCAATGAACTCGTCGTACGCTTTCTGGAAGTCCATGTTCTTGCCGACAAGAATCTTGTCAGGCGTACGAATAGCCCAACCGAAACCATCGTCGTTGTAGTAAGACGCTGTTTCCAACGCTTCCTTGCTTGCTGTTTTGCCCTCTGGCATGAATACTAATAGACACATTATTGTGCCCCTTTCTTTGTTGTTGGTGTATGTGGAAACTGATACGCAAGTATCAGTTTATTACGACTCATCTGACAACCCCAAGAATCCCGTATCGGGATTGCGACGAGCCTGAGTCAGGCGAGTAAGAAGATTACGGTAAGCGAAATCTTCTGAACCGGACTTGTTGCGAACGAACGCAAGGAACGAACGCCAAGTCAAAGCACGCTTAGCAACACAGTCATGACTTGTGAGACCTTGCGTGTATTCGTGTAGAGCATAAGTGAACTCCAAGCAAGCAAGCACCGTCTTGGGTCGCATAGAACCACGAAAGAACCTAAGTTCGTAAGTGTTCTCATTCTGGGCATTGACTGCCAGATAGCGGCCTTGATTGACTTGCTGTTTCTTGACGACATGAGAAAGGTTCTGTGTCTCAAACTTCATAGAACCGTCATCATGCCAACCAGCGTGTATTTCACGAGTCACGAACTGCTCAAAGTCAAATCGTGCGTAAGACGAATCACGACCAGCGAAAGCAACAAGTGGACTCTTGTTGGAATAGATGAACTTCAAGAATCGCATGGCATGACCCACATCAACGAACGAAGCGTTGTTGATGTGAATGTGAAGACCACACGAAGATGATGAAGACCACGAACGCCAACCACGAGAACGCAACAAGTCAATCGCATTCCACATAGGCATACGCTGTTGATAAGCAGCCAAAGTATGTGGATGTGTGACCAACTCAAACCCGTTGCTAACACTTCCGTCATGCTTCATGAATGCGAAATCACCACAAGCATCATTGAGATACTCGGCCGCTTCCCTGAAAGGCATTCTCCCATCTTCGTCGCTCATCTCCAACTCAAAGCCACAGAACGGCTTCTGGATACCGTACGAACCGTTAGATGAAGCAGGAGAACATTTACCTGCGTGACCCAACTCGTTCAGTATGTTATGCGAACGCACAACTTCATTGCTGGCATCCAACTTCTCAAAGAAGATAACCCGTGGACGGTGTGTGTACGAATGAACGAACGGACTTTCTGGTTCATCGTCATCGTTGTAACGAGCATCCGAATCGGCTTCGCTCCGATTGTCCTGACATGAATCACACAGCACATCATACGATTCGCCAATGTTGGAATAGCGCATACCGAAATGTGGACTCGCACAGTAATCAACCCCATCAAGCATGCCAACGGAAATAAGAATGTCGCCCTCACGATAAGTGTTGCGAGATGTACGAAGATTATTCGTACGAACCCACTCACCCTCCGTGAACGCTTCGCCCAAATGTTCCAATAGCAAAGAACCTGTTGACGCATAGCGAAACACATGAGTGGTTTCGCAATAATCGCACAACTGTTGCTCTTCCACAACTTCGTTGACTCGTTGTTCGTCCCATGTGAACCACTCAGGTATTTCTGGTGGAACCACAGGTTCGGTTATTTCATTAGGCATTGTGTAACCTTTCTGTTTGTTGTTGTGTATTTCGGGCTGAGTAGCCCCTGTTAGAAACTGATACGCAAGTATCAGTTCCCAACTAGCGTCACTCAGACGATTACTTTCTACGAGTTGGATGCTTGCGTTGAGCACGCAACTTCTGGTCATGGCGTCGCAGAGAATACCAACAGGTAGTCACATACAACGCAACAACAGATGCCGAAAGAACGGTAATCATTATTCACCCCCTTTGGCTGTAACTACGAACTGGTCTTCGTCAAGGAACGCAGTTTCTTCGCGATTTAGTTCAGCCCAAACCCTTTTTCTATGCCGAATCACATTTGTTACGGTCATAGGAATGATTTTGAGCCCGTCTTCACCTGTTTCCAAATGTGGAAACCAGTTTGGAGACGGCAACCAAACCCTGATTATGTTGACGGCTTTTGGGTCGCTGTTCCACGCTCTTAGAACCACATCACCAACTACCAAATCACTAGCCATTTTATTTTCCGTAATCATTATTCAACCCCTTTCGTTTCTTTGATAATCATGTTCACATACTCAAAGTATTCAGCGATTCTTTCTTTGCTGAATGTTGGCGCCAAACAACGCACTTCGGTTGTTCTGTCATTTCTTAGATTCACGACATGGTACCTGTCTAACTTCCAATCAAGGTTTTCCAAATCGTCTGGAATGAGTTTTGCATAGTTGCCAACATACGCCCAACCACAATCATTTGCCCAATCCACAACATCTTTGGAAATCTGTCTAGCAAAGCGTTCTTTGTGCGCTTCATCAACAAACGACCTGTTGTCTACATGAATGTGGAAACCTTGCTCACCGATACCTGCCGTCACAGCGTCAAGTTTTTCTAACTTGTGTAAATACGACCAGTCGATAGAGTTTCGGAAGAAATTAGCCGTTCCCACCACCGACTTCACCTCAAAGCCGATACCAGCGATTGCGCCGTCATGGACACACATCAAATGAGAGTTCTTGGCAACGATAGAAGACATCTTGCGAAGCATTCGCTGTGCTTTGCGTTCGGACATTCTTTCATCATTCATGGATACTTCTATCTCAAAGCCAAACAACGGCTCGCTGATTGGGTCGGGGACTTGATACCAAGCATCACGAGTCATCACACGCTTCATGCCATCACCGTCGTAATAGAAACCACGCTCTGGCTGAGCGCCATAACCATGAATGTATGGCTGAGGATTGTTTATCAAACCGTATTCGTCGTATTTCCGATACGAGAACAAATCCCAGATTTGTGCGAGTTTCATTATTTGTCTCCTTTGTTTGGTGTTAGTTCATTGTTGGTCATAGCCATAACCCATGCGTACATACGCATCGCCCATTCATGGTTCGGGCCGAACGACGCTTCCTCGTTCAGTTGCCACAACAAAATACGAATGTCGTTCGTTGTCGCAATCACAGATGCGAAAGTATCCCAATCGGTTTCGTCAGCATCAAAGACGGTTGTGAATGGATTATTCATTACTTATCTCCTTTGTTTGTTAGTTGTGTATTTCGGACTGAACAGTCCCTAGTGAAACTGATACGCAAGTATCAGTTCCACCGAGCACGATTCACTCGTTGCTAGAAGCGACAACTAGTCACACGAAGCGACTGCCATCACATTCACGAAACCATCAACATGCTGCTCGCCGTAAGCAAAGCCACCACGAATGACGGTGTTATCGGTACGAACATAGATGTCGTCACCGAACACGGCTTCCACCATGTTCATAAACATCTCGTCGTTGTCGGTCAATGCGTCAATTCTTGCGTATTCATTCATGTGTGTTATTCCTTTGTTTGTTGTGTACGAAACTGAATGTTCCGTATCGTAATCTCGCTAGGTCATGAACCTACGCCGACAAATCGGTGCGAGATACCAAACTGATACTCGCGTATCAGTTAGAAGCCCAACGACTTCATTGCCTCATCACGCTTATTCGCAGGAACAAACTTCGTAACAAACGAAGTTGCCTTGCGCTTAGTAAGTGTGCGAGTGTCCGGCTTGACTTTCTTATCCGATTTCTTGCGCTGACCTGAACCAGCAACAAACTTACGCAACGCCGTAATCTCACGGCTCTCATAAGCCTTATCGTATGCCGACAGAAGTTGTGCCTTGGAACCATGTTGCTTGATACCAGCAACAACAGCACCGACATACTGCCTAATCGTCGTCTCATACTGAGACACCACGAACCCATTGACCGATGCTTTCGCATACGCCGACGCATTGCCGTAGAACTTATCTACGCACTCTGAACCAGCATTGACCCAACCGATAAACGCTTGCGCCTCACCACTTGTGATGAGCGCATCATGTTTCTTGGCGAAGTCCGTACCCTTGGGCATGGCTTTCTTGTTGTTCTTTTTCATGTGTGTTGTTCCTTTGTTTGTGTTGTACGCACACTAAATGTGTACGCAGGACTGAATAGTCCCCGATGAAACTGATACGCAAGTATCAGTTCCACCAAGCATCATTCAGGCTTAAACAGATGACGCTCCACACGCTCACGCATACGAACATAATCATCAGCGACATCACGCAACCTATTATTCATCTCGTCAATACGACGCATAGCATCACGATGACGCTCACGCCGTTGCTCATCAGTAGTCATAGCCACTTACCCACCCAACAGGTTGAGCCGTTTGCTCTGTTCTGCCCTGTTGCCTTTCATAAATAGTGTGGGTGTTTATCTGTTGTTGGCGTATTGGGGCGTATTGGTGTGTTTAGGTGCGAACACATGTCAGACAGGGGGCATACGGTGGGGTACGGCCCGGTCTGATGTATGGATGGCTCCTGCTTGTGGCGAGAGCGTTATCGTGTATAGGCTATAGTGACGGGAGTCACATCAAAATGGATGGGTTAACAGTCCCATTTACGCAAAGCCAAAGCCTTACGAGTCGGTTTGCCATTAGGTTTCTTCATTGGACCCGGCATGCCACCCATGCGAGCGCAAAACGATTTACGGCGAGCAGCTTTCTTAGGAGAACTGGCTGCAGCCTTTGCTGACACTGGCGCTTTAAGGGTGCCACCTGTCTGCGCCTTGTACGACGCACGACCCTTAGCGTTTAAACCACCCTTAGGGTTTTTACCTTCTTTGCGTTGCCATGCCGCAGTCTTAGCCACGACGACTCCGTGACACCGCAGCATTATCCACAAGGTTAGGATAACGACGACCAGCAGCCTTAGCCCGACGACGAGCCTCCGCCTTTTGAGCAGCAGTAAGAGTCTTGCTCTTCTTCTTCGGATTAGGTGTATTCCAAAATGCTTTTGCCACTGCTATTCCCTTTGACTTGTGTACGCCTTAGCACCCTCAACCCTTACGGGTTGTGGTGCGTCTTGCTTTTTTTGCTTCCCCCCCTATAATCCCCCCCAAACGCTACATGTGTGGTCAACCAACCACTCACAGCGTTCACAAGTAGCAACAGGGACAAACAGTAGATGGAAGAAGTAACGCTTACTGCACCTCAACACCGATATGTGGATTGGTTGTGCACTGCTCCTTCGGAGCGTGTGCCGACGACGAAGAAGGCTATGGCCGCAGAGTTGGGTGTTGATATTACGACTCTTCGTCGTTGGGAGAAGCGTCCTGCTTTTAAACAGGTTTGGCAGGGTCAGGTTGACGAGTTGCAGGGTTCGCCTGAGCGTACACAATTGTTGTTGGACACTTTGTATGATAAGGCTGTGGGTGGGGATGTGAAGTCGGCTCAGTTGTATTTGCAGGCTACGAACCGTATGGCTCCGCCTACGGTTGAGTTGAAGACTGAGCGTCGGGTGGCCGAGTTGTCGGATTCGGATTTGGATGAGTTGATTGCTGCTATGGCTAAGCGTGAGCGTGATAGCCGTGTATTGAAGGTGGTGTGATGGCTACTACGAATGATGCGATGTATGTGGCGTTGAAAGCGTTGTACCCCACGTTGTCCACGTTGGGTGACTTGATGGATGCTTTCGCCCAAGATAACGGCTACAACTTTCGGGATAGTCGTGCTTTCCAGTTTTATGTGGATGCCGGGGTTGTTGGGACTACTGTTGGCGATTTGGCTAATTCGTATTGGAATGACCCAGATTACACGGTTTCCAACTTGGAGTTGGAAGATGGTAATGATTTGCTCCTAGAGAGTGAAGGGTTCGTTTTGTTGGAGAGTGGTAATGGCTGACCTAAAAATTTCTCAACTTGTTGCTTTGACTGCTGCCACGGCAGCGTCGGCGGATGTTTTTCCGTTGGTGGATACAAGTGCTACGACAACCAAAAAAATTAGTTTGGCTGATGTGGTAGAGTTCGTTGTCAACAGCGAGTTGTTTTCCAGTAGCGTAGAGGCGTTGGCTCCTACGGTGGATTTTACTGATGTTGATAATGTGTTAAGTAATGCAGTGTTTTCGTAAAAGGTAGCAACAGGTCTAAGGAGTAGATATGGCAACTTTCAGCAAATTGGCTTTACAGCCAGCAGGAACCACAGGTACGGGTTTGGGTATTAAGGTTGCTGCTACAAGCGGCACTGGTACCGCAATTCATACTGCGTCGGCTACAGCAACCACGATTGATGAAGTGTGGTTGTATGCGGTGAACACTTCTGCAACTTCGGTGAAGTTGACGGTTCAGTTCGGTGGAACTACTGCTGTTGATAACGATATTGAGTTGACTGTGTTGCCTGAGGCTGGTTTGGTTACGATAATCCCAGGGTTGCCTATTCAGGGTAATGCGTCGGCTAAGGTTGTTCGTGCGTTTGCTGCTACGGCTGATGTTGTTGTGGTGTACGGATTCGTCAACAGAATTACGGTTTAGGTTTTAGCCGATGGGTACGGCTCGCCGTCAACTTGGTTATGTTTCGTCGCAGTCGTCGCAGGTTGTGGCGACTGGGCAGACGCTTGATGTTGAGTTTCTTCTTGTCGGCGGTGGTGGTGGTGGTGGTGCATCTGCGGGC